AGATTGGGGTTGGAGGACAAGGACTTGCAAGGAGCCTGACTGGAACCGCTCAATGTGAGCAGCACGCAGATTTTGAGCCACGTCACCATGTATGCATGCCGCCTCGATACCCTTCTTCTGAAGCTCGCGCATGAGCATCTCGATCGTGGCACGATACGTCGCGAAGATGACGAGCTTCTTCTGCGGCGTCTCCTCATAGATCTCAAACAACTGATCGAGGCGCTCCTTGCAGCCGATCTCAATGACTTGGCCGACGTCGTTCTTGACTGCACCGGCAGAGATCTGTAGAAGCTTGTTGAGCAGTACAGCACTGTTAGCCGCAGTAACAGTTCCGGAATCTGATTCATACATCGCCTCCTTGCGCATCTTGTCGTAGTAGGTTTTCTGCTCAGCACTGAGCGGCACCTCCAACGTCTGATACGTGGTCTCGGGCAGGTCCAAACACTCGTCACGGGTGAAGCGGATTGCCGGCTGGCAGCACATGGCCACCACCTGAGCGGCCTCTGGCTTGGCGATCCAGTACATCTCATTCACCTGCGTCATGCAGGCGTCGCGGAATTGGCCGTAGTAGCGAGGCAGCCACTTGTTACGCGGATTCACGATGCGCGCCGGGTAGAACGCCTCCGTCGGAGCGTTCGGAGTCAGTGCGCCGGACATGCCCCAGACACCGCCGTCTCGCGTGCGCTTACGATTCAGGTCGGCGTACTGTGCATCGGCGATGCGGATCATGCACTTCGTCCGCTCAGAATTAGCCTTGAACGCAGTGATCTCGTCGATGATGATCACGTCGTACTGCTGGGCGATGATCTCGTCCTCCACGATCTTGATACCGTCGTGGTTGATGATCGTGAACTGCACTCCCGGATTGCGGATGACGTTGATCCGCTGCTGTCGCTGGGGGTGGTGGGCGATGGCGGCCACTCTGTGGGGGATGTTCAGCATTACCTCGTTGAACCACACAGACCTCATGGTGGACAACGGACCAATGATCAACACCTTCCGAATCTTCTTCGCGGTCAGCAGTATGTCACAGGCCCATAGGGCCGAGAGCGTCTTACCCGTCCCCATATCGTTGAGGATGAACCCGCGCTTGTTGACAAGCCCGAACTGCACCGTGTGTTTCTGGTGCTCGAACGGTCGCCGCCCAGCGAAGGCAGGCCACGGGTAATTTTCGACGGTGAATCCACTATACTGTGCGTCCATCCAGCTTCCTCAGTGCAGCTTGTTTGATGGCGTTGAGCCTCGGCACGTCGTACCCTCTGACCACGGCCGCCACGCCGCCGGCTTCGGTGATGAGTTTGAGATGCAATTTCTGAAGAGCCTGCAACTCGCCTTCATCTGATTTGATCTCGATCGCTATGAACACACCTTGCCAACATAGGAGGTCGTCCGGACACCCCTGTTTGCCGAACGGTCCACCGCGCGGCGACACCCGCCAGTGGCCAGGGAGATTATCCTTGTACCACTGACGTATCTTGACCTTGGCCTTGCCTTCAGGGGTCACAGCTTTCTCGAGAACTGGCACTGCCCCTTGGTGGCTTGGCAGTACTTGCAATTGTCGTTGGGGCGCGGGTCCCACTTGACCTCGTTCTGCACCTTCTCGAACTCCGTTTCGAAGTAGGTCTTCACGGCGGCCAAATGAGCGATCGGCTTGCCCTGAGCGTCCACTTGGCCTGGCTCTCGCACCACCTTGACCGGAGTCACTTTCTTGTGCTCGATGTAGATGTAGGCGGTGTTGATTTCAGGAACGTCTTGAAATCGCTCCAGGGCAATAGCGGCAGAAAGATGCAGCTGGCCGTAACCATCGCCGTAAGGATATATCTTGCCCGATTTGTAGTCCCCGACGAAGCACGTCTGGGGCCTGAGAGCCACGACGTCCATGATCGCCCGCCAGGCAGCTTCTTTGCCGAACCACTCGCATGGTTTCCAGTTGATGTCACACGCCACCTGTGATTCAGGATGAACAGAATCATAGTTGGCATAGAGTTTGTCGACGTAAGGCAACGTCTCACGAACCTCAGGCGAGAATCCGAGCGGCATCGGCTGAGCACCGTTCTTGGCCAAAACATAGTCTTCGAGCTGCTTGTGAAGCTGCTCGCCCTTGACGAGGTGGATGGACTTCTCCTCTTCCTTGAAGGATTTGGAGATGAATTGCAGCTGAAACTTCCGCGGGCATTGCTGGAAGGTGCTGAGACGGGACCATGAGAGTGCGATCATTGGATTTCCTTACTTGACGTCAGCGTATGAGGTTCCGATCTTGGAGCCTTCGTATAGCAGTGGGATGGGCAGCGGGTCTGGCAAATCCCACAGCTGTTGGTAATTGGTTTGATTCATGCGTTCGAGGATTGATTCAGCCTCCTCCACGCCGGCAGGACCCTCGTCCACGATGTGGAAGATGCCGTCGTGCATGTTGGTCTGGATGCGAGCGTCCGGCACGGAGCTCAGAGCGGCCAGGAACATCTCGCCGCCGGTCCCCTGAATGGGGTGACTGATGATGGTGCCCTCGACCTTCCAAGCGTCGGAACCCTGCAACATCTCCTTCGGCACCTTGTACCGGCGCTGAGCAAGTGTGTACGAGTAACCGTACTTTGCGGCGAAGGCGATGATGTTGTCCCAGTAGTTGGGTACTTGGGGATAGGCGCGCTTGAACGTACTGACGAGCTTTCGACCCTCCATCTCAGTCATGTACGTGTCGTATTCGGTCAGAGCCTTCTTGGCAAGGTTCTTGCCGCCGATGCGGAAGTTGCAAGATAGATTGGTCAGCTTGCCCATCTGCCGCCATTCAGTGAGTTTGAGGTCGCCGCTCTCATACCCGTGCTGGAAGTCCTCGTACGACATGCCGTAGATCTTGCACGCCATGTGACTGTGGAAGTTGATCCCCTCGTTGAAGATGCGGATGATCTCCGAATCCCTCGACCAGATACCCATGATCCGAGACTCCTGTGCCATGGCATCGGTCTCAAACAGGCGAGTGCCTGGAGGCGGCGACAGATACGCCCGAATGATCTTGTCCTTCCGAGGTATCTGATGCTGAGCGATGGAGGCCTTCAATCCCTTGAGCGTCTCACTGGCGTAGGTGAGCCGGCCCGATCCGGTGCCGAACATCGCCGGTTTGCCGTACAGGTACCCGTCGCCGGTGCGGCTCAAAGCCTCGTGCACCGTGCGGATGTACTTGCTTCTCAGTGTAAGAGCCTGCCTGGTCTTGAGCACGAGTTTGAGTCGAGGGTCTCCAGAAGCGAAGGCGAGCATGATCCAGGTGTCTGCATCCGCCTTAGGCTGTCCAGTAGGGGTTCGAGCGAGCGGCTGAAAGCCCCAATCGCCGAAGACAACGCGGCCAAGTTGTGCTGGGCTTCCGAGAACACTTTCAGGCAAGCCAAGAGCTGCGCATCCGGCAGCGATGTCTGTCTCGATCTGTGCTTCAGCTGCCGCGAACGCTTTCTGATTGACATACATCCCCATCAGCCAAGAATTGGCGATCTGCGGTATGCATCTGGCCTCGATGACGTACCCACGTCTGCACACTTCCGGCAACTGCGATTCGAAGAACTTCGCCAGACGATAAGTCCAGAGAGCGTCTCGTTGGCCGCGCTGTTCCCAGTACTGATCATTGGAATCGAACGACTCCTGCTGCTTCATCCGAATGAAATCGTCCGCACCCTCATAGCCCATCTTGTCCTTGAAGGTGTTGATGAGGTTGAGAAGTGAGTACGACAGATACATGTCGTCGGCCTTGCGACCGTTCAAGACCCACTTGGCCAGCAGCACCGTGTCGCGCCAGCGCACGCCAGTGATGGCTTTGCTCAGACGCGCCAATCTATTTGGTTCGATTGAGGCCCACAGCCACGCCACGTCGAACAGAGCGAAGTGCGCGTATACCTCTTCACCTGCCAGCCGCTCCAGTACCTCGATGATCTGCTCACGTGTGGGGCGCTTGATGTTAATGATGTGCTTGTCGCCGTAGACGTGCAAACTGGTGATGAAGCCCTTGCCCTGGCGTGCGCGCCATGGTTCGAGAGCGTGACCAGTTGACAGATCACCGTCAGGCGTGCCAGTTTCCAAGTCGAGGCAGTGAGTCATAAGCTATTGTACTATGTTTTGATCCGGTTGTACACGCCTTTGATCAAGGCAACAGTTCATCCTTCACACCACCGTCCGGTTTCTGCGCCGGCAGCGTAGTGGCATTGCCGTAGTACCTCATGGACATTTCATCATACCACCGACGCAGTATCACCTTCAACGATCCGTCACTGGGCTGATTCTCGCGGATGGTGTGGTTGAAGTAGTAGACTGGTTTCCGATGTTCGGCGGCCTTGACCTCAAAGTCCAGTACTGGCATATTGCCTGAACCATCAGATTTCAGACCAAACTGCGGGGCTCCGTTCATGCGATGGATGACTCGCCCGTTGCGATAGAGCGGTCGCAGTTCCGGGCCGAAGTGCTCTCGCAACTGCTTCATCACGTACTCAGGACGCAACTGCATGGGACAGAAGTGACACGCCATCATGGCTACGTCTTCTGTGAAGTACTGTGGCAGATTTCTGAACAGCCACTCGATGGCTGGAGGGTTCTGACTGTCCATGAGCACGGTCTTGACCGCGTTCATGTGGGCTTCCTGACGGTCGAACAGCTGGTCTATCTGACGGTCGAGAAGTGCCCTTCTGATCGAGTAGATGATGTGTTTGCGCAGTGCGTTGTCAACATCTGAACGCTCCAACCATACACCGTCGTTGCCAATATCGCCCAAAGCACCGAATCGCTCCTGGTCGAGCTTCTCTTCAGTAGCGTGGAAGACATCGAACCGCCGATCGCCCGGCTCAAGGATGGACGACAGTTCAAAGTTAGATAGCAGAAAGAAGTTTGCAAAAATCGGTGCACTGTATGGCTGTATGAACTTTTCATCTACGTACACGGTCTTGGCCGTGATGATGTCTTTGAGGGCCCCCATGAAACTCGCAGCTGCGATAGTTCCACGAGCGTTGGTCTGCAACTGGACTTCAGACGCCACGCACACCAATTTGTCATGTAAGAGGGTGTGCGAACTCTCGATGGATTTGAGAGTGATGGGCATGTAGTACTGCCTACCCACTATCTCCCGCACCAGAGACATGAACACGTCTTTCCCGGATCCACGAGTGTGCGAGTAGATGATGGTGCCTGTGGGCAGTCGGCGGTACGGCCGCTGCACTATCCAAGCCAGTTTGTCGAGGAGGTGCTTATCATCACCTTCTTCGTATCCAGTGATGTGTCTGGCAAACTCGCCGAACCGTTCCACGTACGGAGCGGCCTTCTCCATCAGGTCAGGGTTCGGTTCGAATGCCGCAAACGGGTCGTGATACGTGTTGACGTACTTCAAACCTTCGTAATCGAAGTAGGGCATGCCTGACTTCGGGTACATTGCGGCGTTGTACGCTACTTGCTTGGGGTTGTAGGCTCCGATGACTTTTTTGGCAGGTACATCGCCGTCATCTCCAGATATGCTAATACCCTGGAGGACGTTAGCAATGTTGTCCGTGGAGTAACGCGTGCGTGGCTCAATGCGCAGTAGCCTTGAACCATGTCGGAAATAGAAGTATGATTTGGAGACTCCTCTGAGGAGCACAGTGCCGGCGTTATCGAGCTCATCGTAAAACCCCGAAATAGTTTGGAGCTTCATCTCCGACTCAGACGCGTACACACGCATCACTTTGTCGGTGGACAGTTTCACCCAATGTTCGACAGGTTCTTCAGCAGATACTTCGCACCTTGCCGCCACCTGAGCCATGAAGAGGATCGCAGCAGTCTGTGACAGGCCAGCCAGTCGACAGAGCCTCGCACACCTATAGAGCGTGTTGTCACGACTGGACGATGGCACCACCATAGAGTCCGGCAACAGCTGGGACCTCTGCATCTCATTCACTGAATCATTGCGGAGAGCCTCGTTGACTTGAGACAGCAAGACCTTGACAAAGGTGTCCGTCTCGTCATAGGAATCGCCCAATATCTTGGACAGCCCCAGCACAGTCATTTGATCGGTGGGACGACCCTTGACTATGATGTACTCGCCGAGCTGCCAGTCCTCCATCGTGCCTATGGAGGTCGGGGCAATCACCATACCCGTCGCGCCACGGATGTCGATACCAGAATCTTTACTGAATATCGATGTAGGGCTGTGCAATTGACGGTCCGAACCGTCGGAGTAGTAGAGGTGAAATCCGCCTGACTTAGTCTTGACGATCAAGTTGGGGAGAGCCATGCTCACATCCCCGTAGGCCTCTACGACCTTGTCCTTCCACAGCTGAAGAGCCGATGGATTATTCTTCGTGTCGATGTCGACCACGTATCGACCACGTGACGGAACTATGCCCAGAATGAGCGGTTTACTGGTGCGCCCCTTCTGTTCTTCGATCAGAGCCTGAAGCTCTAACGCGTTGGTTGCTGCTCTCTTAGGCCATGCTTTCGGTCCGATGTACCCGTCGGGGGTCTTGATGAATGGGGCAACTCGCCAGCCCCCCTGAAAAAACTCCGTAACTATGCCTGTCAGGGTGTCTTCAGCCATATGTTCTTGTCCAAATGTCAAGCCTGTCTCCGGGCCTGACACTGCTGCAGTCGTCTGAGAAGTGACGACATCGTTTATTGTACCACAATATTAACGATGTGTACACAAGTTTGATCAATATTATTCGTGGCTCTATATTGATTTAATATTTCCGGGAGCCGTCTACTTGGTGTTTATACGTACTAGTACTCCGGGACTCCCGGACATAACGCGGGGTGTCCCGGACGAACGCCGTTGTGTGAACTTGTTCGCTAGAAAAGTAAAAAAGAGATCGAACCTTACGATTCGATCTCAAGCCTGCGGGTCACAGGCGCTGCTGACACACCCATTCAGTCTTTGACCCCAGCGGCAGCTCTACACTTGTAGTACTGCTCAGACACCGAGGCCAACTTGTCAGTCGTGGCTCCGAAGGAGTTATCTTGAAGGGGCACTAGCCGCGGACAATTCGCCACCACCGCCGGGTCCTGCCTTACGATTGGTGAGGGCGTCGTTGAGAAGGCGCAAGCCGTCAGGAGTGTGCTTGCAGTCAGCGTAGATAGTGTTTGTGCGAATCTCACGGCGCAGCTCCCCTTGAATGGTCTGGTGAATGATTTGAATGCCTGCAATGGCTTGGGCCGCGCCTTCACGGGCGTCGTCGATCGTCTGTTGACGAATCCGAATCTCATCCGCCTGTCTAGCGATGATGCTGTCCTGGCCCATGTGATAAGCTTGCCATGCGGTGCCACCCAGCATAGCAAGTCCGACCACACCTGCAATGAGTAGTTGAATCATATGCGTACGATCCCAGGTTGAGTGCCGCTGTTGGAGATGGTGATGATTCGATTGACACCAGCTTTGGGCGTGCCGGCCGACGTGTGAATCCACCGACCAAACTCGTGGATGAGTTGGCCGATGTCAAGGTTGGAGACTTGAGGCTGCAAAGCCACGCACACGTCATACGGAGTGCCAAATGCCGGAGCAACCCAATCAGCCGCCAAAGCCTTGACGTGATCGGACGAGTCCCTGCTGCCGACTGCGTCGTTGAGCTGCTTGCAGCGATACCCGCTGGACAGATAAATCGGAATCTCTCGACCAGATTGCATCTGCAGAAATGTGCGGATGCGCTCCAGCATGTTGCACGTCAGCAGAGCGTTCTGAGTCAGCCCCACCGGCAACTGGTTGTTGATGTTGCGGTGAGTGGTCGCGATGAACTCTTCGAGAGTGAAGTGCGGGGTCAGTTGCATGTGTCACCTATGTGGGGAGGGCCTTGCTAGGCGGTACGAATTCTCCGGTGTACTTGACACCTCGGGTGATGGTGGCATTGTCCATGTAGACGACGTCGGTATCACCGTAAAACTGATTCAAGTGGAAGATGTAAGCATATAGGTTTGTCGGGAACGGCAGGCCTGTATCAGCTTCCAGCACCGCCACAGCATTGTCGTAGTTGCCAACTTCGTCACCATGGCAGTACACCTTCACATCGCCGTTGTCGAAGACGAGGGCTATGTGGGTCATCTCATCCACTTGCAGTGTGAGCGGCGCGTCGGGGCTGGCTGCGAAGTTGTAGATGGTGCCGTTGGCTCCCCAAGTGATGTACGGAATCGGGTGGTTTGTGGCATCGTTGTGGATCCATCCGACACTGAGATACATGCCCGCTTCGTAAGCAAAGTCCGGAGTGGCCGCCGAGAAGTCCATGCCGACTTCCCAACTGGACGCTACCGGATCAATGTCGGACGGGCGTGACACGTAGAACTCCATGGTCCACTGTAGCGCAGACACCAGGAATTTCGGATCAGCAGACACACCGCCACCACTGTCAGATTGGTACGTCCAATACGGATTCGTGGCGTGAGGCCGAGTGATGACTGCTCCGTCCAACGTGCCTGGATTGGGATTGCCACCGGTAGGCTCCAACCAGCCATTGCCGGTGGAGTCCACCAACGGCTCAACACTGAACAACATCTTCACAATTTCTGGCGTCACGGGGAACTCCTCTTCGATGTCATGGTCGTTGGCGTAGTACCTGGCATCGTAGTTCACCACCGACAGTTTGACTGTGAAGTTGTCAGGATAGGTCTTCTCTTTCAGTAAGAACGCCTTGCGAGCCAGGCCATTCTCCGCACGCACGATCGTGTAGAGGGTGTGGATCATCGCATCATCGTCCAACGACAGTGGTTCGGCCGGGGCCGTATCCAACACCACGTGATAATCGTCCACACCTGCGGTGATGGCAATCGCCTCCACCACGCCAGATTCGTGTTGGAGATAGATCAGATAATCGTTGGAATCGAACTGAAATCTCTGTGACAGCCGCAGTGTGAGACTGGCCTGACTAACGACGTGACCATCGAACACATCTGCACGAGTGTTGTCCTCCATCAGAATGCGCTGATTCAGAGCGAGGAAATCGCCTTCACTGAGTACGGTCACCTCGACTGAAGTGGACTGGTACAGTAGTTTGTTGTACAGACGATACGCGTGCAGGTACGCCTGATTACTGGACCGTACACCGATGCTCTCCACCGGCTGTGGCTTCACGGCAGACTGATCTTCTGGCACGTAGAACGTCACCACCGCATCATCTGCTGGCGAGACGTACGAGTATTGGATGCCGTCGTAGTCTTTACCGAAGTTGACGGACCTCTTCTCCGTCTTGGGCACCTTGTTCCGGTGATTGAACAGCATCACACTATCCTCCACCTCGCGCTCGAAGTAGAGTCTGAGCTTGTCCTGACGATAAGCCGAGCAGAACACAGCTTCGGCGATGATCGCCACCATTTCCTCGAAGGAGATATTGTCTTTGTCGAATGTGTAGCAAAACTCTGATGGAGTGATCGCAGTGAAATACCCTTTGATGGCGTCGATCGTGTCGTACAGATTGTCGAAGTCCACCTCACTGGTGGAGCGGGCTCCGAGCGTCGGATCCAACGCCACGAATGACAGTATGTCCGCCGCGCTCCGTGTGGCGATCAGTGTGCCGAAAGTTGAACCCGACACCCGCTGTGGCAGCATGCGCGTCACGAGGAGGTTGACCTGTCGTTCGGAGATGGCTACAGCCGTCTGCGTCGCACTGGTTCTTGTCTGAATCGTGGTGACGTCACCGAAGTCTTCCTGCGTGACCGGTGACACCGCGTACAGATCACGCCACCTGATTTCGTCAGACACCTGACCAGTGAAACTCGTGTCCTTGGCAGTAATGCGCCTGGCCCGAATGGATTGACGACCGGGATTTGGCACGTCCTTGCGCAGTGTAACTGCTCGCTGACTCTTCACCACGTTGGATCCCAACAACGTGACTGTGAAGAATGTCTCAGAATTCAAAGCAGTTCCAGCCGCATTGCAATGGGTCACGCCCACCTGAATCTGAACGTCGGACGTGTACTGTGTGGTACCATCATCCTTCCACGCACCTTGCTGTGCGATGAAGTTGCAGATGATCTCGTTGATCGTAGTCTGATCAGTGACAAACGGGCCTACCCACCCGTCGCTAGATCCGCCGGCTCCGAGGATGACAGTCTCACCGCCCAAATCAGGCGACCCAAATGCGTCATTGTCATCATTCAGATCCAGTCCCTGCATCCACACCCACCCGCCGTTGACCCACCCAAGCGGGCCGTTGGTCACGTTGTCCAGCGTGATCATCGTGGACGTGACCGTGTCGATGAGGTATTCGCCCGTGAAACTGGCATGCACAGGCGCAGATGTGAGGAATGGATCATCCACCGTCTTCAGACCGACGTTGGTGAAACTGGTATTGGCCGCAAGGCCTACCCAACCAGGCGCCGAATCTGTCGGGCTGGTGAGAGTAAGTGTCGTGCTGGTCCAAGCCGACACCTTGTATTTGCCATTGAAGTTCAGAGTACCATCGACGGCTTCAGCACCATTGATTGACAGATACGGTCCTGGGTCGTCAGAGATGACGACCCCACTGACTTCGATCGTGCCGCCGACCTGAAACTGTACATTGACAGTTTGGAAGTTGCCAGGTGTCAAGCCATTCCAGAAGTAGAACCCTGGTGAGAGCACGTTGGCGAATAGGATCACCGACGTCTCTACGTTGATTGGGTCGCCGTCACTGAAAAAGTCCGTAAAATCTTGTGTGCCATAGACAATTTCGATCTGATTCGGATACACGAATCTGACCTTGCCGCTGAAATCACCCAGAGCGTCGGATTCGTTGGGGGCTCTGAGGATTTGGCCATTCACAGCCTTGCTCTTGGCGGCAGTCACCACCAACAGATCGATGTCGTCACCGATCTGAAAATCCGGAGCGTCGCCCGAATTGGGTGACTTGTTAGGGCCGTAGATGCCTACCGCGCTCCCCTCGATCTTGGAGATCAGGGTATCCCCGTCACGGATGCTCTCGACATCGTCGATCTGTTCAAGGAAGAACGTGCCGCGCCCCACGCACATGTAGCAGTTTTCAATCTCGATGTGGTTTTCGAAGATGGAGTACGCCGGGGCAAGCATGTCCGGCACTGATCTGACAGTGCCGAATATGTCAGGAATCCGTCCATTGATCCGCGGCTTGTTGGACCGCCCAGACAGAGAATTGTTTGGCGACCCAGTATCCGTGTTGCGAGCTGCCGCATTCGGAATCTGCGGACGCAGCATGACGGCCACGGCGACCAACAGTACGAACACAATCGCGTAGATCAACTCAGTCACGCCGGCAGGGTACACCACCACGTACACCGTACCGTCCTTTATGGACTGTAGGTATTCGACGTCGCCCTCACAGTTAGGCGTAATTTCATGACTGACCGCCACCTGATGATGATAGATCCTTGCAGAGACCGGAAACTCCGTCGGAAACCGCTCGTACAGAGTTTTGCAGAGATCGTCTGTTTCAACGATCTCAGTAGCGTGGGGCTTCAATACGTCAGGAATGATTACGAGTCGCATATCGAACCTTGGTGTGGAGGCGGCAAGCGATCTCGGGCGGCATGTATTCAGTGCCCAACTGTTCGGAGAAGTGTAGGATGCGGCCGTTGTAGAAGACGCCCATGTGGGCGACCTCATTCGGATTTTGCATGATCACCAGACATGGCGATACTGGAGTCTTGATCTCACGAAATTGTCTGACATATCGACGATACAGTCGACCTGAGGTCTGCATTTGACTATCGATGATCTTTGACAAATCCTCACCAGTCAGATGCATCCACACGTCACAGGAGAAGTGATAGCAGTTGTACGTCCTCTTGTCGTACTTGAGGCCAAAGAATCTGTCGATGCTCACAAGAAACCTCTGAGCATCGGGAATCGATCAAACGTGTAGAGTTCGCCAGTTTTGTTGTAATTCAGTCGAGGGGCTATCGCCTCGAACGTCAAACCCCCGCGATCGAACGTCACCACTCGCACTTTGAGCGGAATTGGCCCGTACAGCGGGGCGCCCAGTTGATCAGATCTGTATAGACGGTAGATCACCGTAGGCTGAACACCGTACCCGTCATTTACATCGACGTTGTCAATCTCCTTGGGCAACGTGACTCCCACATCGCGCATGATCACAGTAATGCCAGTATCAAGATCATCCGTGGCCTTGATCTGAGTGATCCGCATGGGGAGGTAATCAAACAGTTGGACTGAACTGTTCTCCAAAGTCACTGTCACGCCGCCACGAGCGTTGCGGACTTTGTAGTACGTCTGAGAGAAGTTGGGATGGGAGATTTCGAGCAATTGGAGACCTACCACTCTGCGCGAGCGAGATAGGAAGTATTCAGAATATGCAGACATATCTACACCGATTGATTACTTATGCAGACTTTGCCGCCTGATCCAGCCCCATTATAGCCTGTTGAGCCATTCAAAGACGTGCCATTTTTGAAGAACCACAAGTGTCCTGACACAATTACCATAGCGACTATGTCACCGTAGGTAGCTGTCGCTTGGTCAGGGGCTTCACCTCCGTAGTAGTTGACTTGACCTGTAAACATATTCCAATACGCTGCTACTGGCTGCGAATCCAATGCACTGTTTATGAACAGTGGAGGCCCCAAACCAGTATAAGCAATTCCGATTTCCGTCGGAGCTTCGTCAGAACCTAACCGGAATTCGACGATCATGTCATCAGAACTGCCAGTAGGGGCCGGGTCTATAACAGCCAGTCCAGACCCTGTAGCCATGTCTACATCTAAATCGTCCCCACCACCTGGATCTACAGTAGTGTACGGATCAGTGGCAGTGGCCATCAATGCCACATCAAAGCCGACATTGGTCAAAAATGTGCCAATACCCGTGACGGACACATAGTTGTCCAAATAAACCATCGGTCTGTACGTATTGGCTTCACTTGGATGGAATTGTGTAAGTCGAGTTTCGGGTGGTGGCGTAATCAGACTTTGAGGATGTTGCACGTACGGCCCGGTGTACGGCGCCGGCTCGACTTCCAGTGTAGCTTCAACTGTATAGGAATCGCCCTTCTGTTCAGCCAGACCGAACGTACCTGGTACGAAGCATGCCTTGTGAGTTGTCAATTCACTGGAGTCCATGATCAGATCGATCAAGAATGGTTCGCCGCCTGTAAAGACGTAATTCCTATACGCCTGTTGAAGGTAGACGTAGCCCGCAGCTTCAGTAAACCACCTAACCGGCACACGCCTGGCCGCATTGAGGTAGGACCTGCGATACGTACTGGCAGGACTGTCCTCGTTAGCACTGACAATCTCTGATCCAACAGTCATGCTGTAGCCGGACTGTTGTGGATGCAGTGACAACTTACGAGGGCTCTCAGGCCAATCGAAAGTCCAACCTGCGTCCGGCCAATCCGTGGTGGACTGTGACGGCGGAACCTCCAACTGAGCAGAGCATGTGAACACGCCACCGTTCACACTGTCCAGCTTGAACGAGTCCTCCACCTGGCGCACGTCCGAATACACTTGTGGCGCTGCGCCGTCTATGATGAGGCTGATGTCGAACGGTTCACAGTCGTTGCCGACATTCTCCAAGAAGAACGTCCGCAAATCATCGTACTCCGTACCGCTGACCACCCAGGTCACATTAACCAGTCGATTGGCCCCACCGACCATGTCGAGAGCGTATCGACCCATACCCCCTTCGAGGACCTGGTACAGGATCTGCTCTGGCTCATTGACTGTGTAGCCAGAAGCCACTACAAGGATGGTGAGCTCACTCATCTCTTGCGCTCGCTCTTGAGATTGCGAGCCAATGCTTTGGATGTGCGAGAATTGGGGTCAGCCATATCACTGGCAATGGCCGACGGAGCTCTCTGATCCACTACCTGAGCAGCCTCTTCACGGGCCCAGACACGGACTTCGCGCTCAGAAACTTGCTCAACCTCCCAGGTCTTCGCACCTGGGGACTGGTCGATGATACTGACTTGCAACCCGCCTGCCACGTCACGGCCACTGTTCATGGCTTCCAACGTGGCACGATTGCGCGCCGTAGCATCGGCGTTCACGACGAACTCTTCTCCGTGCACCACACCCGCGATCTTGGACCGTCCACCGCGGCCTGTGTAACCGCCCTCACTGAATCCCGCCAAACTCGTCAAGGCCAGGGCCTCCGTAGTTGCATATGTGGCAGTGATACCTGAGATGGCCGGTACAGAGT